AAAAATATGAAAATAAATATGAACCCAAGAAAGCACCAAGCGATACACCTTTTGAGATAAGAAAGATATGGGCTATATATAATAATGAGCTTGCTAAAGATAGACAGGATATGTTCTTAGAGCTTATGGAAAAAAATTGTGGTACGCGTAAGATAAATGATCTAAAGCCAGAACATTATAACGATATGATAAAAGCAATACAGCGATTCGCTGAATAAGGGTGCATATGTCATTAAAGGTAGTAGAAAGCTTTTTCAAACCAACCAATCTCGATAAAGAACCATTTGGTACTCGATGGGTATATGTTCCAGAACAAGAAATAACAGACGAAGCGCCTAAAGAGCAGCCAATGATATCTTATGTGCAGATAAGCAAAGATGCAGATAAGCCAATATGGGTCTTATATGGGAACATATTAGAAAATGCTATAACTGAAATGCAAAAAGAGCTCTACTTACAAATGATAGATGTTTATAATAAAAGATTTTTTTAAAATTCATTGTGTTGGGTATTCTTACCCACCATTTACCTTCCCCCTGCTACAATCGATAGTAGGGGGTTAATTATAGAGAGAAGAATGTTCAAAGTTAAATTCATCGTAATACATGATCATAATCTACACGATGGTTGCATTCTATTTAAGTTTGTTTTTAAAGATTTTAATCAATTAATACTCAAAGAAGCATCTGATCTACAAAAAAAACTTACTTTATGGGCAACAGAAAATATAACAAATGGCTTTGTTTTTAAATCTGATGTTCATAATACTGCTCCCCTATCGGCAGTAGAGATTATATCAAATCGTGAAATCAAAAATGCATGGAAGAAAGAAATAGAACAAATCGTGGAGAAGCAATGATAGAACTTACTAATATTGACATGCTCAAAGTTCTTAAGGATCCCTATGAAGCATATGAGTATCTTAAAGCAGCTCTCAATACCGATGATATAGATCAGATAACCTGGGCTATAAAACTCATATGGCAATCAAACTTCAAAGAGAATGCTCATGAACATCAACATCAATCTAAAACAACTCTATACTTGACCTCAGACGCACGGAAACATTTAGCAAAGGTATTTATGAAGGAAAAGAAAAAAGATCCATCTATAAGCAAACATGATCTTGTTTGTAAGATGATATTAAACTACAAAGGTGAAGTATGAAACTTTTATATTTAGCTCTTATGTGTTTATCTGCTCTTGCTATAGGAATGGCATTAGCATATCTCTATGAATTTATACAAGCATTTTAAGGTATATATGAAAGAAATATCGCTTATATTGCCTGATAGCATACTTGAAATGGCTGAGACTATAAAAGATCTCTATGATAAAGACCATAAAAAACAGATATCATTATCTCTGGTTATATCTGTTCTTATTGAAGAGAAGTACAATAACATATTCTCAACAGATGTAGAGACACTCAAAAAGTTATTCGATAAAATCTCTTGGGCATCTATAGATTTTCATAAAGATTCCTAATATAGTATACATACACTACATTTCCATTTTTGTTCGGTGCCCAAGAGATTGGCTTCATCTTCTCTTGGGCTTTTATTTTTCTTCTCTTGCAGATCTATTCTTATAGTTTGGTTGGCTAAATACCAACTTAGCATATTCATCAGGATCTGTAGGGACCATACTCACTCCATTTGCAATCAACTTCTGATCCCATATTTCTTTAAGATCTTTAAAACATACTTCGTATTTATGCATAAGCACCCATTGTAGGCGTCTCTTCATATCTTCTTCAAATATATCTAATGGAACATCGTTTTGTATTACTTGTTTTTGTATATCCGTAAGTGTATATAATTCTTTATCGTTTACTGAAATTTTCATATTAAATCCTTCGTCTATCGTAGCCCATAAGAGCATAAGGAGATTAACAAACTAAATAACCTGATACAAATGTAAATCCTTGGTTGCTACCATTCATTGTATTGCCATGTATTCCAATTGTTTTAGTACTTCCCGAAACTATTGCCTGAAATACAGCTGTATCTCCAGCAGTCATATTTGCTAATGTGCTTCCATTCAAAATCAAAAAATTACCCGAGGCTTGCGTTGAAACAGGGCTTTCATATATTGGATCAAACACATTATTTGTTGTTTTGATTTGTAATTGACCTGTCGTATGAGCAGCACCGATATTTTCAATCATTATTGATGCATTAAATTGATATTTTCCCGTTATGGGTGCCGTAAAGGCTCCTGTCCCTGTCGAAAAATTTGTTCCTTGATCAAATATTTTTGTATCAAATAAAACAGTATATGTAGTTCCATCACCAGTAACATTATTTGATGTTGATGTTCCTAGATTTGCCAAAAAAGCTGGCTGAACTGTATTATAGTTTCTTCCGGAACTATCTACAGTCAATCCACTATTCATGGCAATATTACCAGATCCAGATTTTATAGAAGTAGCACTTGTAGTATTAGTAGAACCAATAGTAAATGTCTTTACCGCACCACCGGTGGCAATATTAACCGTATTAGCACTAGCATCTGTAGCAATACCTAATGTACCGGTTCCAGCATTTATAGTTAGAGCACCATTAGTAGCGGTAATATTCAATGCTCCTGAACCAGATTGTACTGTTGTTGCTGAAGTGCTGTTTGTTGATCCAAGAGTCGTTGTATGCGCATTAGCTGAGGTTCCAACAGTTACACCGCCCGTACCACAGTTGACTGCTACAGTACTTGTTCCTGTAGCATTACCTATCGTAACCGTTCGACCTGAAGAAGCACCAGTACCGATATTAACAGCATTATCAGTACTATCAGTCGCAGCCCCGAAAGTACCACCTGTAAAGCTAACATTAGCTGCAGATACTGCATTTGACCAATTATTATTTGTTGCCATTGTTTACCTTTCTTTTAGGTATATTATTACGGCGAACATATTTCCGTTTTACGGGTATTTCTTGTTTGGTTGTATTACCATCGCAAACTAAACAACATGAGGTTAGATCCATAAAATTCCCCGTTCTTAATCGTGATAACATTTGCATAACAAAACTTCTAAGAAACATCAAAAATATGCCAAGTGATATAGTTAACAATACTAAATCCATTATTACTCTCCGGTAGTAGTTATCTTTATATCAGGAATAAAAAAAACTGGATCTACTGATTCAATTACTCCCGTACCCGGATGAATATGTACCCTGCGTATAACTCCTGGAGATGGCGGGGGTGTTTTATCTTTTCTTTTTATAGGTTTAAATAGGCATGATACCATACATAAACTTATAAATATTGCTTTAGTTGATACTATCATATTCATCCTTTAAACTACCGTTATATTACCGACACTTGTCAGCACTACAAAGTCTGTATTAGCTGTTATACATAACAACCTTAAACAATCATATCGAAGAGTACTTGCCAAGCTTCCCGTAGCACCAGTAGTAGTATTAGAACTTCCAAAATGTATCGTCTGACCTGCATTTTGTGCAATGACCCATCCTCCTGCACCTTTTCCTGCAACTTCTATTATACTTCCAAATGCTGCAGTACCTGGTAACGTTAAAGTAACAAGTCCCGCATTATCTGCAACATATCCGTTATTAACAGCCATACTCGCAGAAGTACCGGTAACATCTGTCCATGTCATGGCAGTGCTTGTAGAAGCTATAGTTATAGTATTTGCAGTTGGGGTGATAGTTATTCCTGTTCCAGCCGTTATAGTTGCAGTGCCAAGCTGATCAGAACTATTAGTAACTACCGAAGCAACAGAACCCACGTTCACACCATTAATACCTGCAATATAACAGGCGTTCTGCTGTCCTGCGCTTGAACCACTTGTTCCAATACGAATCTTGTTAGATTCTGCAGCAGTTCCAGCATTACCAATAACAATATTTGATGATTCACTTGAGGTATAATTAATACCTGCACCAACTCCTATTCCTATATTATTTGATCCTGAAAACGTAATTCCACTTAATGAAGTTGATCCTAAAGCAGTGTTAGAACTTCCACTTGCATGTTCTAATGAATCAAATCCTATAGCGGTACTAGAATCTGTAGATGTTATAGATAATAAACTATTAACACCAATTGCAACATTACTATTACCTGATGCATTATTATTTAAACTATTAACACCAACTCCAACATTATCACCACCATTTATGTTATTCCTTAATGATTGTTGTCCTATAGCAATATTTGTGGATCCAGTAGTATTTGCTAATAATGAAAAGGTTCCAATACCTATATTAGACAAGCCCGTGGTTAATGCTTGAAGTATATTATATCCTAATGCAACATTATCAGTTGCATCAATAGTAGTAAGTGTTAAGTTACCTGATGTATCACCAACAAATGTATTATGAGTACCATAATTACTTATCCATTGATCACCTCCTAATTTAATAATACCCTGTCTTCCGTCTGAAGATGTATTGGGTATATTAATATTGCCGGAAGCATTTGTTCCTGTACCAGAAAGGGTTATATTACCGCTGGTTATCGTAAGTGCATTATTGCCTGTTGTAACAACCGATAGATCGCCCAAAGTAATAGTATTGTTGATAGCGGTTGTAATAGTTGAACCAGAACCTGAAGTGTTGATTCCATGTGCTCCCAGATCGTTAAGAATTCCCGAACTTGGTGTAGCAGTTCCACTATCTGTTACGAAGCTTTCTGCAACAGAAGAAGCTGTTGCCAATGTTATCGAACCGGCTCCATTTGTTACTGTTATACCCGTTCCCGCTGTTATTGTACTAAATACAGTTGGATTACCAGTAGATCCAATTGGTATTTGTCCATTAGTTCCATGAGCCAAAGATATCGTAACCGTATTGCCAGATCCAGAAGTAGTAACAGTAGTAGTATCACCATCAAGGTTAAGTACACCCGAACTTGGCGTAGCTGTTCCACTGTTAGTTACAAAGCTTTCTGCAACAGCTGAAGCTGCAGATATTGTTATTGTATTGGCACCCGGAGTTATAGTAACTCCTGAACCTGCCGTTAAAGTGGTAGAGCCAAGATGGTCACCGCTAATAGATACAACTGAAGCAACTGAGCCAACATTAACCCCAGTAATACCAGCAATATACGCTTTGTTTTGTTGTCCATTACCGGATCCTGTTGTACCAATTCTTAATGTATTAGCATCTGCTACTGTTCCAATATTCCCTATAACAATATTGCTTGATTCTGTACTTGTATAATTTGAACCTGCTGTTACCCCTAATGCCGTATTATATGAACCTGATGTTACAAGATTTAGTGCCCCACTTCCCATAGCAGTATTCTGAGTTCCGGTAGACACTCCCAAAGCAAGTTCTCCAACTGCAGTGCTATCATCTGTTGTAGTAATATCAAATAATGCCCCATATCCTAATGCCGTATTTCTATTACCTGATATTAATTTCTGAATAGAGGAGATCCCTACCGCCGTATTATTCTGTCCTGTAGTTAATGCATTTAATGCAGAATTACCAACTGCAGTATTACTTCCGGCAGATGTTGCACTTGCCATAGCCATTGAACCAACTGCAGTATTACCATATCCTGTTGTTATAGATGAAAGAGCATTATAGCCTATTGCAGTAGTATCAAAGGCACCCCCTATTGTTAATGTTGTATTACCTGAAGTCTGACCAACAAAGGTATTATGAGTACCGTAGTTACTTATCCATCTGTTACCACCAAAGGTTATTTCTCCTTGTATTCCAGATGAGGCTGTATTAACAAGATTTAGATTTCCCTTAGTACCAGTAGCTAATATAGTTACATCACCATTATTAATAACCGTATCACCAGTACCATTAGGTCTTAATGTTATATTACCATTAGTAGCAGGATCAATCGTAAACTGTCCTGTTCCCGGTATAACAGCACCATTGGTTGTTAATGCAACTATCTTAAATCTATCACCGTCAGACGCATCAGGACCAAATGCAGCACTTGCACCAGATGAGGTAGATTGATAAATATAAGGCGAACCTGCCGTATATCTAAAGCCTTGATTAAAATTTGCCATATTAATCCTTTATAACGTTTGGACAGTTACATAGCCCTGCCAATTGATAGTAGTTGCAGCTACACCAGTTACTACTATGCGTATAGCTTCAGCATTAACATCCATAGTAAAAGTAGGTCCTCCACCAAAATCTTCAGAAAAGTTAATAACTGGATCATTAATCATAACTGCTGGATTAATAGCATCTCTTCTAGCTGCGCCGCTCCCAAATCCAAATAATCCGGCAGAATAATCAGATTGAGCAGCTACCATAGATAGCGTTACTAATACTGCTTGAGAAACATCCAATACCTTAGAAAATAATACCGTAGGAGTAGCATCAACAGTAGTAACATCAAAATATCCCTGATTAGCTAATGATATGGTAAGTGTATGAGTACCGGGATTACCTGCTACAGTAATCCCTACACCATCACCAACTACATCTATTATTCCTAATATATCGGGACCTACAGGGCCTCCGGTATTACCTTCAAGTGCTAATACAGCACCGATCATGCCAGCAGTTGTTAAACGTGTAATTTGTGACATTAGTGCTCCCCATAAACCGCAGCTACGGTAGTATTACCACTTAATGCAGGTTCGCCAACATCGTATCTAACATATAGTTGTGTTCCTTGGGCTATCATAAATGCACCACCCGTAGTAGTTAAGTTTGAAGTAAAATCAAAGATAACTTGTGCAAAACTCGGAAGATACAATTGATCAGTTATACCATCAAACGAATATACTAATGCTACATCAGTATTGTTCTGTATGATCAACATTCTTATGGGATGCAAGAAAGGTGCAGGATCACCATTAGAATCCTGTACTGGATCATAGGTATCATCCATATCACCAAATGCTAATGTTTTTAATTCTTCGAATTTAGCTCTTATTGCATTATTGCTCATGTGCCCTCCGTTTCATCTACTTTTTTAGAGGAATCTAATGCTTGTTTAGCAAGCTTTAGCACTTCTTGAAGCATAGTGTATAACGCATCATATGTTTCACCATAAGGTGCACCATTTGGTATATGGAACATATAGGTGCGATCATCCTTAATAACTTCAAATACGATATGTGATTTCTTTTCCATGTTTATCCTTAAACGGTCATTGCCATGAAGTTAATTACTATACTATTACCGGTAACATCTGTACCACCAGCATTAAACAATACGACATTAAATGTGCCTGCACCAGGAACAATAGATCTAACAATAAGATCTGCATTGGTTGCTACACCTGTTTGATAAGCAGTAGCCATAATCATAGAAGTAGCGGCTACAGAGGCATTAGTTATAGTAAACGTTGCCGCTGCACCTGCTACAACATTCTGTCCAGTGAATATTGCTTGTCCCATATATGCACCGTTAACAACAGTAGATGCAGCTGCAGTAACTGATAATCCTTGTATTGCAAAGCGACCTGCTGTAGTGACTACCAAAGAACCTGTTGTATTAATACCTACTCCACCAGTACTTGCACTAATATTTATACCACCACCAGCTGTGGGAGCACTAAGAGCGATTGCATCAATAGCAGCTTCGGTTCCCGTAATATTAACTGAACCACCAACAGAAGATAAAGTAAGATCTTGTATTGCACCTGTTACCGTAATATGTGAAGCAGTTTGTCCATCTAAATCAATAGGGCCACCGACACTAGTTCCATTTATACCTCCTGAACCTGTAGTAAATGTTACACCACCGGCTGCATTAGAAGCATGTAATAAAATCGCATCAACCGATGCATCATTTGAGTTAATAATGACATCATTACCAACACTTGCTAAAACTAAGTTACCGCCAGTAACCGTTATATTAGAATTGCCATCAAAACCAGCATTGAGTATACCGTTTGAATTTACTACAAACCCACCAGTACCTGTATTTATTGTTATACCAGTTGCCGCATTACCATTAGCATTAATAGTAACACCTGTCGCAGCAGCTTGATCGGAAACTAAAGTCAATCGTGTAGCAGCTGTAAGGGTAATACCACCTGCATCTGCTTCTAAGTTAATTGCACCATTCTGAGTAGATTGAACTGAATGTATAACTATAGTACTTGCTGCGCTTGCATTCTCGGTTAATGATATAGTACCCGCACCAGCAACTGTAGAAGTAATATGTGTAGGCCCATTCTGAACCGTAAAGGCATTTGTTACTGTTAGATTGTTAAATATACCGGCACCTCCAGTAATATCTGTCCATGTAGGAACACCAGCAACAAAGCTTGTTAAGGTAAATACCGCATTGGTAAGCGTATTAATCCATTCTTGACCAAGATCATATTTGTCATTAGCGTTAGGATCGCGATTAGCTATAATTGGTGGATTAGCTACAAATATCGTAGGAGCTGTGAGGCCGTAGGCTCTTTGTGGACGTGTCTTAAGTGACATACTCTTCCTCATAAATTTAAAAATGTATTGCTTCATCATTAACATAACCAGTTATACAAACCATTTGCAATAATAATATTTTTTGATATCATAGTATCATGATGTCTATAAATAAATTAGGAATTAAATAATGGAAACTGAACATAAGTTTGTTATGAGAATAGATGAAGGATTATTCAAAGAGATTAGGGTTTATTGCATAAGAAAGGGAATAAGCGTTAACAATTTTGTTAATCAGGCAATAAAAGAAAAGTTTAATAATGATCTTATTAAAGAAGAAAGAGCTATAAAAAGAGATGAAGAAAAAAGAATTAATTTCGAATCAATTTTAGATAAGATATAGGGATATTAGTTAGGGAAAATTTATGGAAAAAAAGAATTTATCAAACTCAGAAGAAGCTAAAAATAAAGCACAAGCGCATTTATTCAATCTACTATCATCAATCATATATTTAGTAATTGGATTTCCCCTTGTATGTTTATTATTGTTGTTTGCTTTTGCTTTTTGGGAATCATATAAACCTATCGGTATAATTGTTATTTGTGGAATATTAGGTGGTTTAATTGGTCATTATTTTAGAAATGACTTTAAAGATTTAATAATTTTATTAAGATTAAAATAAATCTGCCATACATTTAAGCATGGCAGATTTATATATTATTTTTAAAAAATTTGGCAAATATATGCTTTATATTTATTTAATAATATTTGTTATTATTGTATATATTAATATTTTTAAATGTTAAACAAAGCTTCTGCTATTGTATGCCTTTGCTGTTGATCAGGCGTTCTTTGCACTATAGGTTCTGTATAAGAATCATAACCTTTTTGCACAGCTTCACTTCCTAAATAACCCCCTAAAGCACCTAATAGACCACCTCCAATAGCTCCAGGAACACCTGCCCATAAACCACCTTGAGATCCTGCTAATGCACCTCCTAATATTGTTCCTATACCTGCACCCGCTAATGATGTGGCAGGCGATATATTTTTCTTAAGTTCTTTAGGTGATTGCGATTTAGAGAACTTTATAGTTTCATCTATATTTTTTTCCCATTTCTTAAACAGATCTTTTTTAATGGGTTTCATACGAGCATTTAGTTCTAATTTGAATGCTTCTTTTGATATTCCCGGCTGATCTCTAACAATTTCATTGGCAATACGGCCTTTTTCTATTCCCAATTGATTTTGCAATTTAATACCTTCTGCAACATGCAATTGACCTTCCATACTTTGGCTTAATGAAGGCACTGTATCTAAGAAAGCTTTCATTTTTCTATCGGATATCTTTGACCCAAATAGCTTTGCCGCATTAATTACATATGTACTTCTTATCTTTTCTAACTTTTCACCCGTAGGTGTTTGAAATAACATCTTAGTTATAGGCCCAACAAGACCTCCAATTACTGGAGCATCTTCAAGAGATAATAAATTACCCGCTAATCTACCAGGTGCTTCACCCGATCTTAATAAGTCTGTATATTCATTAATCTTATCGAATGACTCTTCAGATGCTGTTGCTTCATCATCAATCTTGGTCATAACGGGTTGCAATTCTTTTCTACTTAACTTTAAATTCTCAAATTCTTGTTTACGTTCTTGCGATCGTTCTTTAGATGAAAAAGCTCTTTCTTTTTGAATTAACTCAATAAAAGGCAACATCTTTGTAGGGTCGCCACCTTCTTGAATATATTTTTGAAACTGATTTAGAACATTAGGCATTTGGTCATCGTTATTACCAGAAGTCATACCATTAGATTGTTTGCCGCTTAATATTCCTGAAACAGATTGGGCAAACATTTGTTCTTGCTTCTGCTTTTGTCGCTGTTTAATAATAGCATTCTGTACAGTAGGTGGAAGCTTAGCTACTTGTGCCGCTTCTTTATCATCAAATAAACCTGATCCTAATAAACCTTGTGCATATTGCGATGTTTCATCTATGCCAAGCCCTCTCCCAATAAGAGAACCTAATCCACCTAGTCCTGCTCCTACTAATTGCGTTCCAAGTTGCCCTACTCCCTGTCCTACTGAAGAAGCTAAGCTTTCTTTAAATAGATCAGTTAATGTTTTAGGATTTTGAGCTAATTGTCTCATATTATTTCCTTATAGAACCAAATAATTTATCAAGTCCCAAATTTCCTTTGTTGGTTAATTGACCGCTCATAAGTAACTCATTCAACAACTCAGGATGTTGCTTTAACAATTCCAACAATTGTAACCAGTCCATTTGCTGTTGTTGCTGTCCAAACATTTGTTGATTGTCTTTTTCAGGTAACTGGAACTTCTTTTCTTTATCCGCTTTTAATAAACTTTCTATACTATTACCTGCTTGGCCAAATAATCCGCCAGTAGCGCCTCGTATTGCAGCAGAACCATAACGCGCTAATGCACTTTGTTGTGGCGTATTCGGTTGCAAGCCTTGGCTTTTTCGTTTACCAGTAAGAAATTGCATTTCAGGTTGTTCTTGCTTACCAAATAGATCACTCAAACCTTCTTTACCAACTGATAATCCTGCTTTTACAAGAGCTTCTATAAGAAATGGTGCAGCGGTAGCTGCTATTGCGCCTATCATATCAACTTCCTAACCAATTAAATAGACCACCTAATAAATGACTTCCACCTCCTAATGCCAAACCGCCTAATGGTCCGCCAAATGCTGCTCCTGCTGTACCCGCATAAGGCGAAGCACTCTTAAAAAAGTTACCAAAGCTTTGTAACCATCCTGGGTTCTGTTCAGGTTGTGTAGGATTAGATTGATTTTGATTCTGTTGATTCATCTGTCCTTGATTTGGCATATATTGTTGTGGATTATATGATTGAGGATTAATTGATCCTGCATATTGCGGCCATTGCATCATATTCTGTTGTTGTTGCTGCATACGCAATGGGGCATATGATCCTTGCATATTCATAGGATTCATTTGCTGCTGTGAACTGAGCATCTGAAAAAGCATATTCATAAAGTTATTATTGCCCATTTGTTGCTGCATCTGTTGGTTCATTTGGGGATTTTGTTGTCCGAATTGTTGCTGATGTGCATTCTGTGTCCATTGCTGAAATGGTTGCTGATATTGATTAAGCGTGCTTGTAACAGAATTAAGTCCTGATTTTAATGTATCCAAAAAACCTGCCATTATTTTCTCCCCGCTGCATTTTTTGCTTTAACTACAAGAGCATCATATAACTTCTTAATTTTTGCTTGTTCTTTATTCTTCCAATATCTATATAAACTGTTTAGATTGCTTCTACGTGCTAATCGTGCTGGTTCAATATGTTCGAGCAATTCTAATATCATTGGATCATTAGTAGATGCTAGTTCACCAACTCGTCTCATATATCCTGGAGTAACTCTTCCGCTTAATAAAGGTGAATTAGCATATTTGAATGCTGCTTGTGCAGTAGGTTGCAAATGTTGTGGAACTTTCGCAAAGACATCTTTTAATGTTTTAGTAACATCAGGCGATACACCTTGAGGTATTTCTTGTGATGGATGTCCGGGACTTAATTGACCACGTATGGCATTGCTTATTTGCTCAGTTAATGTTCGTGGGTAGTCCTGACCTTTTCCATATGGCGCATTAGTTCCTTCAAAGGTAGGTCTCAACCCTAAATTAAATAATTCAGGTATCTGTTGTAATTTTGCAAGTTCTAGCTGTGTACCATATTGGCCTTTAAGTGCTGCTAATTTAGATTCTAAATCTCCACCTGCTTGTGACAAAGCTTGGGGTAATGCGCTAGTAGACAAAGTACCACCACCAGCAAATCGTTCCATTATTTGCGGTATTGTAGTTTGCTGAAATTCTCTTCTTGCTTGTTGCTCAATAGGATTAAAATAACTCATCTGGTTACCCGGTGCTAATAACCTATATAGCGCATTGGCAGTTATAGCGCCTTGCGCACCTTCTTGCCATGGTTGAACTGTAGGTAATTGATGATATCTTAACTGTCCTTCTGCATTGGGAGTTTCCCCATATTGTGGCTGGTAATAATGTTGTTCATTTGATTGTTGAGGAGCAAAAGCATTGCCAAGCCAACTATTGGCTCGTTGCCAGAGTCCTTGCGGTGTTTCATTAGGAGGTTGTTGCAACATACTAATTCCTTTCAATAAATTAGATCATGATTTAATTCGATCGTATCATAGTTAACAAGCAGAAAAAATGTTTTTTTAAGAAGGATATAAAATGGCACAGAATTCTAATTACTCTTATTTACCAACTACTGAAGTATATGATTATGGTTATATACAGAATCTAGATATAAATAGTCCTGAATTTAAGCAGTTTTTGGTTAAGTTATACCAGAATACTAATCGTATAACTACTATGCTTAATACTAAAGATACGGGTTATTATATTACTGATGAACTTATTAATGGACAGCAATGGTTCCCAGATCCAGCATTAACATCAACAAGTCCCCAAAGACAAGTATTCAGAAACATATATCGTAAAGTTATTGTATTTGGAGCATTACCTGTTGCAGGTACCAAATCTGTTCCTCACAATATACCTGTAGATGCAACGTATACCTTCACTCGTATCTATGGAGTAGCTAATGATCATACTGGCGAAACTTATTTACCATTACCATTTGTATCATCAATAGATATTGCTCATATGATTGAGCTTAATATTGACCATACCAATGTAAATATTATTACCGGCATAAATAGATCAAACTATACAGATACCAATATTATACTTGAATACTTCCATGCTTAGATGAAATAATCACTACTTGGTTCAGCATAAAACATCATAGCATTAAGGGTAAAGTTACTAAGTGCTATAGTTCTATCTAACATTTGCGCATCAGTTAATGATATATTTAGCTGTATAAAGTTTCCATCAGCTTGGATATACATACTATGCCATAATTGCAATTGTTGTTGTTCTAAAGGGACTAATGCATAGGGTGTCATTTCTAATATACCATTGGATATTGCTGCACCTGAATCATTAGCTTCTTGTTGAAGTCCAAAATTACTGGTAGAGGTATAATATTCTATGAATACTTGTCCACCACCGGTTTTATCAATATTAAAATCAACTTTGTTTATATAAAAGTTACGACCTTCTTTATCAAAGAAGTTATATTGCTTGGTATTAATATTTATACGAGATACCAATGATAAAGTTCCACCACCGGTATAGGTTGGCATACCAGGATTCTCCAAACGTGTAATAACTATATTATTAGCATCAACAACGGTTTCAACTTCAAATATCATATCTGCAAGATCAGGTATATTAGCACCCGTAGCAAATTGAACTCGTACAAAATCACCAACAATAAGATTATGATTAATAACTTGCAATATTGGCAATAAGGGGTTAGCAAAGTTTATATTGGTTATCTGCAAACTCACACTATTAGAAGTAACATCAGGATGCATTAAGAATGTATATCCTTCTTGATTACCAGCAACGACAAACTTAAATAGACCAGCAAATATATCTTCATCCCATTGAGCATCTATTTGGTTCCATTGAATATTTAATGCTTCCCATTGGAATCCAAGAGTTATATCAATCTGTATGTTGCCTAATGCAGTTATACTATCATCCCATACAGCCCAATTATTAGTAGAATAGTTATAAATAAGTAATTTATCGGGGAAAACAGTATCTCGATCAGCACTTGGATAGGTCCATAATACTAACTCGTTAAAATAATCTCTGATACCCCAGACTCTTTGGGGGCCGTTATTATCATTCTCAAAATCAAATATCTGTTGGGGTATCTTATTGTCTATACGCTCAACATTTATACCATTACAGGCATGTATACCCACTACACCTATACCCATTGCAGCTTTATCAAAAGGTACTATTGAAAAGGTAGATTTTATGCCAAGTTCTGAGTTTATACGCTGTATATCAAATGGTTGTGTATTATTGCCAAGATAAACTAGTTCCCAAGTAGATTCTTCACAGAACACAAATAAACGATCTTTAATAGCTTCAACGGTAATAATTTGCTCAGCTGTAGGTATATCTAAAAATCCAGCTCCACCTTGGATCCATGCATTAGCATCATGTGCTGTTCCAACCCAGGACCATCTAATACGCTGTGGGAAAGGCATTGGGGCACCCCCAACTCGTTCTACCGTATTAAAGAGAACCATACGACCTTTGAACTCTAATATTGCTCTACAGGTATATACAAAGTTACCGGCATTATCAAATATAGGGGTAAAGTTAGCCCATAACCCTGTTGAAGGTGTAAAAAACTTAATAACATCTGCAACCACAAAATTGGTAACATACAGAATATTCTCAGTCAGTCCAAGATTGTTTATAGTTACTCCCCAAAAGAAGTCATGATCAGTTCCCGTCCAAACTGCCGTACCTAATCGTTCCCAATATCCGGTACCAGTCGGTGAAAATACATAAGCAAATTGCCTATCAAATGCGACGGTTGTTTCACGTATTATTGCGGTAGTTATTATTGAAGCAAATCCCATAACAGGTGTAGCAGAATAGAAATATACTTCTGATAAACGCAAAGCACCCGTAATAGTTACCGTACCATTAGTTGTTGAATAGGTCCCTACTGCAGCACTATTTGATAGCATCGGAGCTGGGTTACCATTTGCTATAACCTGAAATATATCTGAATCATTATGTGCTTCATCATCAATATAAAATGCTTGTCCTATCGCAAATATGTCACCAGGTACCACAAAAGGGCCAAAGTCACCGAATCCATCTGTGGTGCCTATATTAATAGCCAAACGCGTATGAAATTGAGCATAGCGCGCAGCAACGGCTGTGTTTAATGGTAATCCACCATAACGTTTACGAACGCGTCCATAATAGAGATATGCGTTCTCTAGATCAGAGAAGGCTTCTTCTTGAATTAACCATGGGCGTACATTCTTTTCAAGTCCAGAATTAAATGGCGCTATCATAAACCGTGGCATATTACACCCCAATAACAAAATAAGTAAAATTAGTATCGGTTGCCACTACTGCTGGCAATGCTGAAATTGATAACGAATTAACAAAAATAGAGGCTGTAGTAAAAGCGATTAATTGTACCATTGTATCAGGAGTATTGTTTATCGTAGTAATTACCGCACTATAAACTTGGGTAAAACTAGGGATATGTACATCACCATCATCAGGAAAATTATATGTTGTTACACCAATCGCCGTTGCAATTCCCCATTTAATTAACATACCAGATGGCAAAAAAGACCACCCAATAGCTGCATTATTTCTTTCAGTCATAGGCAATGTTAATCCATTATTTTCTTGATGCCAGAATAATTCTGTTATTGTTGAATATTGTCCTTCTGCTGCGAATAAACCACCTTCATCAACTGCAGTAACCGGAGGACCCGCTTGTTCTGGCATCTGCAAGAACTTATGCTTACCTTGATCTCCAAGGTTCATAGCAATATGGTTAACATTAAATGCGGTATTAATAGTCTGAAAGTTCTGGAGTATATCATTCTGAGAATTAGATATTAGATCAGTTGGCTGTGGTATATTTGGATTAAAAGCCATATTATATCCTTGTATTTATTTCTAATAATATTATCTAGTAGTCCACCACCAACCATTATTAATACTGCCATATTCAGTTTGTTGGGTATATATAGTGGTTGCTCTTTGTTCAGAGTATTGTACTAATGTCCGGCGATTGCATAATGCTTGTTGTTCTAGATATTCAGGCATAATCTTTTGAACAGTATCATAATCAGATCTATCTTCTAATAGTTTCTTAGCTGCTCCATAAGAAATATATTGCCACCATTCTTCTAGTTGGGGACTTTGTCCAGCTTGTAGTAATTGCGTAGGACGTACATATACTTCAAACTCTACTTTATAACTATCATCTGGTACTGGCCTTAGATAGAAGATGTTTTGGAAATACATCATCATACTTGGACGTGATGGTTCATATGGTACTGTTTGGGTATATATTGGTTGTCCTACTCCAGGAGCTATAGGAAAGTTTATATTAAATGCACCTGAAATATAGTCAATTGCGCCTATAATTGCGTTAGTATCATTTTGTAATAAGTTACCCAAACCATCATCGTGTGCTGCAATCGTAAGCCCAAATTGATCAAAAGAAGATATTACTACTTCTCCTGTTAGGAATGGAGCTCCAGTAATAATACCCGCATAAAGTAATGTAACACCATTACCCTGCGCAAACTGTACTTTACTTGTTATCTTAGGGAACCATGCAAAGAACTCTGATTCAGATTGAGTATATTGTGCAAGATAACCACCAATATAGAGTGGCTCTTTAACGTTTAAGTTTATATTCTCGAAGTTAAGTAAATTAGCAGAGGTTGCATCATTAGTTGCATAACTATCTTTATATGCTGACGTATAGAAACTAAATGTCTGTGTTAATTTAAATGTCTTGAGATGCTCTGGAAAATCATACGCAATAAAAGTATTAACATATTCATCTATCTGAGCATCAGGTACCAATGCAGGGGAAGGTGATCGAGTCAATCTTCTTATTTTTTGCCTAATAGAAAATAGTGTAGAATCCGCCATTATACACTCCTCCAAGTTCTGCCATGTTTTATAAAATATATTATGCTATAATTCACATTAAACATCCTTGCAATTTCCTTTAAAGCTTTATTTTCTGCTAGTAACTGTCTAATTTGTATAACATTTTCCGTCTTTAATTTAGCACATCGATGACTTTCGCCCTTAACATGTCTATCTCTTTTTCTATTATATTTATCGTTTGAATTATCTTGATGAGTACCCAAATATAGATGTGTTGGATTGGTACATTTTCTATTATCACATTTATGTAGAACTATTTTATCTTTTGGGATTTCACCATTATGTATCATCCAACTTGCTCTATGAGCTGCAATTAACTTTGGGCTCATAGATAGTAATCCATATCCTCCAGATAAATAGCCTTTCCAATCCCAACAATCATTACCTTTTATAACATTTTTTTCAAAATAAATTCTTAATCTGTCTTGTATTTCTTTAAATGTAATATCTTTTTTCCAATATACTTGTGGTTCATGTCTATTAATTTTCAAAGAACAAATTGAACTGCAAAATCGTGGTGGACGATCTTTTCTAATTAATTTCAACTGCTTTTCACAAACCAAGCAAGTTTTATTGAACTCATGCATAGCAATACCTTGTAATAAATGTTTAAAACTTTCTTTCGAAAATAATTTTATACTATTATTATGGTATCCGCTATCTGCCATTACTACTCTCCTTTAGCTACTTTATCTTTTCTATAGTAACAATCTTCTTATCAACTTGGTTACCATAAATAAATTCACTACTCGTAAAGCTATATCTGCGTACTTTTTTTCCTACGCGAACTGATGGCTTACCTTGCGTATCCATTTCATAAGCATGTACCGGATACCATCCTGTTTCATTTAGATGCTTAGCAACACGCAATGGTACTTCATATTGCTGACCATCTATTAATTCGTAGACTTCAACAGGGTCACCTTTATACTTTAGAAATGGGAATTTCAAGGTGCCACCTGGTACTTCTAAAAAGTTAAATGTACCACGTACTTTTTCATTATCTTGGGCACGCATATTTTCAATATCGAGTTTACCACTTTTCTTTTTTACAACACTATTATTTGTTATGACTTTTGCTAAGCCACTTTGTATAACTGCTTCCATGATTTCTCCTTTTTATAAAAGGGGAGCTTTTATACCCCCCTCAAAGTTATATATTAAAATGCGTCACGTACTTCGTCTGCTTTTTCTGCATACCAATAGATGACATCACCAACAAAACCAGCAGGCCCATTATGACCACCACCTAGCATCATGCCAAGTATCATGGTGTTATAAGAAGCATCTGCAAGAATGTTATAAACTTGTCCATTTGGATTTGGCGGATATCCAAGAGCAACTGCTGTATTTTCACCATTAGAAGCAACCGTAGCGGGTGCAAATGGTACTGCAGCTTGTAGTGGATATTGAAATGCCGTGAATCCAGTGGTATTAATATTAACGGTTATCGTATTAGTTGCTACTGCATTATTTTGTGCAATAATCGTACCATACAGACCATTAATTTCGATCATACCGAACGCAGCGGGTACCGTAAATAATACCTCTTGTCCTACCGTAAAGTTATGAGTAGAACTCAAAGTAACTACCGCTTGGGCAGCTTGAGTAATATTCACAATGTTTAATACCGGTGGGAAGAACGTACTATAGTTACGATTTACAATTCGATAGAATCCATTAACACCAACACCAGGTCCATTAGCTAATGCATTAGCAATACGGAACGAAGTATTAGCGACAATGGTATCAATAGTAAACTGTATACCAGATATATTCATGTTGTTATTAGCAGCACTACCCGTCAATATAACGGTATTACCCGCAATCAATCCTGCGGTACTTCCCGTAGATACGATTGGGCGCACTACGTTCGTAGATGCAGTTGTTGCTACTGCAGGGCCTACAATTGGATCAGTTTGATCATTAACTAAAGTAAATCCACCGCCATTAAGACCCAATGCATTCATCTGTAAGGTTAATGCACCATTCGTATTATAGGTTCGTATACCGTCACCCTGCACCATGCCACGTTGCCATACATATGTATAGCCTTGGCCTGGGTTAGCATTTCCACCAACATTAGAATAGTTAATAACCACCATACGATCTACATCAGAACGTATAGGAATAATGGTATTAAGACCGGTAGAAATAAAATTACCTACTTGTATAGTTGACATGATACCCCCTTATGCTAACGTAGCACGCTGGTTTATTATCCAGGTGTCGTTTGTTATAACTGGAGCTTCAGCGAACTTGTAACCAACAGAGCAATTTAATGCTAATGGTCCACCAGCAATCATCGGAGGTATATAGATAAAGTTAGCTGAATATCCATCTTGCTCGATACAGCAGTATGCTTCTAAACCAGTGTTAAATACGTTATAAACATCAGCACCCATAGCAGAACTAGTAGGCGTTACAGAACCAATAGAAGATACTAAATATCTCATATTGGATATAGAACCCCACTCTGCTGGCAAGATATTCATCTGCGAAGGATATTGCGCTTTAGCAATAAATCCATCAACAGCTTCAAAGCTCGGGATCATCTGTGAGTTAGCCATCGCCCAGTAAGAATCACGAATTGGTGCGGTGCCAAAACGATCTTCGCCTTCAATGTTATCCATGATTGTATATGCGTTAGCATGCACAAGCATAGTTATAATATTGTTAACGTCTTCTCGAGTTATTTCAGTAGGCATATCACCATTCACACCATTAACACAGTTAATCTGTGCCGCAGTTGCTTGCAACATATTACGTGTTAATTCATCTTCTGTTTGTCTGCTATCTGTTACTTTTGTGACCTACTTTCATAGGCGGGGACTTTCTCTACTTATCCCTCAGATTATTTCTAATCTGTTCAGAGCACCGCATCTTTCTTTCGAAAGTCTTCTCGCTTGCTACGTTCACGCTGCGATATATATCGCTTGCGCCTTGTTGTCTCCAGCTTTACCTGGTAAGAGGTTCAAGTCTATCAGAGAAGATTTATTGTCCCCCAGTTTAAGGGACACACCAAGACGTAAGGCTGCTTCGTTTAATACCATTCTGTTACTTTTGTGACCTATTTCTAGGCGGGGACTTTCTCAACTTATCCCTCATACTATTTCTAGTATGCTCAGAGCACCGCATCTCCTACCATAGGAGTTTCCTCGCTTGCTACGTTCACGGTCCCAAATAAGGGTTCCGCCTTGTTGCCTTCAGCATTACCTGGTAAGGGTTTCAAGTCTATCAGAGGAAATTTAACGACCCCATATTCATTTAAATGCTTAATATTTTCATAGCACATTTCACGCATAATAAATTGCTCTTCTGTTTTTTTATATCTACCATTTTGTGATTCAAATAATTCACAGAACTTTAACAATTCTTTTGCTTGCTCTTTCTTATTATGTAAATATGGAATAATAAGTTTTAGAAATTTTATTGCTTGATTTCTTTTAGTTACACTAAATCTATAACAAAATCCTTGTAGCGTAGTATTTGACTTATAAATTGATATTCTTCCTAAACGTGAATTTCGTCTAATAAACTTGAATACTTTGGCACTTATTAAACTTAAAGATATAAATGGTGAATATCTAAATCCACTTTTAGTTATTTCTTTTTTAATAGAAAATGATCCATCTGTATCAAATAATCCAGAAACATACTCATCAAAAAAAGAACTTTTATTTTTAGGCATTCTATAATTTTGCCTTATAGCCGATAACATATCTTTACTAGTATTTAGATTAATTATTTCTGAGTATATATTATCTCTATATAAAACCTGTTCTTTAGTTAATGATATACCACGCTTAAAAGGGTTTTCTTTAATAAACTTTAATAGCAACTTTGTTTGTTCAGATTTTATCTGAATATAAGGCTCAATAACTTCTAAAAAAGGCAAACAATTAGCAGATTTTTCTAATTTCCATTTACACTCAATTTTCTTATTAGCTCTTTTTATATCAATCCTATAACCACCAAATAATTTTTTCAATAAATCTGGAAGACATCGGTTTGATTTAGAAAACTGAATACACGGATAATATAATGGAGCTCTTTCATCATGCTCAATTTTTTTTATGAGCGATAAGCTTCCATCTCCATCAATTATTCCTGCTATGAATGCCATACTTACTTTTTCCATGTTACTCCTACAATAATTATTATTTTATCATAGGATATAGTTTACAATGGTAGATAGTTAATGTACAATTAAATTATTAGCATTGTTTATTATTAGTTTAGGGTCCTGATTTTGAAGCGTCACCTGTTCATTGATTAAAATATACGTACCATAGAACTGAATCTGTGCGTCTATGTCGACGGCGGTTAGCTCTTGAGCTGGCGGAGTTACACCCGTATTTCCTAATGGTACTAATGCTACATCAAGAGGATTATATCTACGCTGCCTGAAGAATCTACCACCATTGCGTGGCATAACTTTCTTCACGGCTGGTATTTTGTGGATCATGCGTGGAGTCGGCACGGACAGTAGTTTATAACTAAACGACTGTTGTACGGCTGCAGGCAGGACCGAAGTTGTTGTTATAGGCATATTTATTCCTTACACAAATAGTTTTACTATCCTGTAAGTTTGACGAGAACTTGTTTACGTCATTGAGATGGCGAATCTCAGATACGCCAAGAATATTTGAAATCGTGACATTATGTCACAGGTTGAGATAACGAATCTCGTTACGTTACATATAAAATACTATAGATAAAAACATAAATGCAAGTAAACCCCCAAGCAAAGAGATCAACTTGGGGGAAAAAAGGAGTAAGCCCATTGGGGCAGAAGCTATCTTTGTTTCATTGCGTCTAATGCTTCCTGGAAGAACTGTTTCTTAAGTTCTGGTGTTAGACCTTGGGCAAACGCATTTGCTTTGTCTAATGGCGTATTTGTTGGTCTTTCAAGGGATGCTGTTGAGCGGGGCTTAACCGAGTTCTGTTGTACGACAGACTTCTCTTGGTTATGTTGCTCTTCTTTATGGATCCCCAAAGCACGGATCATACGATAAGCACTTACTGCCTTACTGTACATATCAGGATTGTTTGTTATCGTAGATGCCATCTCAGGTTCTTGCTGCTTGAGTAATTCTATATTGCTTTGACTGAGCACTTGTTCTATATCAGGATATTGTTGCTTTAGTTTTGATTCTGTTTGCGATAAGTATACCTGTTGCTGTGTATCATAGTTTCTACGTTCTATATCTTTAAGTTTCTCTTCAAGCTTCTTATTAAAGTATTTCTTGTCTACTAACTCTTCTTCATCTTCATGATCATCTACAGGCGCTGATACTTGAGCTTTATTTTGATATTCAAGCGCATATCTCTCAACCTCTTTTAACACCTTTAATGCTTGATCACGCTCTTGTTCTGCTTTAAGTTTTTCACGCTCTATCCGTTCTTTGGATTCACGCAACTGTGCGAAGTTACGATCAGCGTCAGATTGCTTTCTTTCTGGTTCAACTTGAGTGTCTTCTTGTAAGATTTCTTGAGTATCATCATTTAGATTATCTATCATTATCTAACTCCTTCTAATATGTTTGAATCGCTCTTCTCTCCGGAGCGTCTCTTTGCTTCTGCCAATAATGTGCCATCATAAAAATCAAGCACGTACTTAAATAGTTCTGTTTCTTTAACCTGTAACGGGTTATGCATCATTGCTATTGCGGTATCACGGTCTGGAATAACCCATATAAACTGCAAGTTCTCATCTGCTATGTTGTAATGGTATACCGTTTGATCAAACGTTGGCGTAGGGCATGTTTGTTGTGCCAGATAATATTTACGCATTACATTTGGTAACAAGAACTCTTTTTTACTTATAACAGTTATATAGAACTCTTTAGTAAACTGCTTTTTATTTATATCGACACATTTCTGTATCTCTTTTATATATTCTTCTTGAGTGGATTTTTCTATATCAATAGGTGATACCAGATAGCCGTCACCCTTATTTATTGCATCTATAGCTTTTTTACCTAGTGTAGTCATACTCTCTCTCTTTATAGTAACAGCGAAGGAGGGTAGATGAGAACCCTCCCACGAAAAGGATAGAACAATGAAGCGCTTAATTATCTTCTATCAGCCGCTTTGCGAGCTTCACTAAAAGCAATTGCTAATGCTTGCTTAGTATTGCGTACCTTAGGGCCTTTCTTACTGCCACTATGCAACTTTCCCTCGCCAAACTCATGCATAACTTTCTTCATCTTTGATTTCTCAACTTTTTTACGCATGGTTTTCTTAATATCTTTATGTGCGTTCTTTTTAGACACTTTCTTCTTTGTTTTTGTTGGCTCAACTTTATAGCCAACAATAGAAGGCCTACCTGCAGTGTTAGCCTTTTTGTGCTTAGGCTTGGTAACTTTACCTTTCATATGCATTTCTACATGTGAATGTTCTTTAGGTGTCTCAATCGCGCTCATCTCTTGAACATAGTGATCTCTCATATTCTCATGATACTTCACCATCTCTATATGATGCGCAAATGGTTTTAGTTTTATATCTTTTTTCTTCATAACTACCTCATGTACCGAACATAATTCTGTTGCTCTTTGGCATACGCAGCATATTCGGGCATAGCATCATTACTCGCAAGAGTAGGAACTAGACTGTTTGCATAGCTATAATTATCCATTGATTGATTGGATATCATATTGCTATCACGATGTGGTGCTAATAATGCATTAGCTATCTCTGTTGCTCTGCCAAACGGACGTAACATTGCTGGCATGGATATCAATACATTGTATGAGAACGGTCACGTTTCATAATGATGCTTGATTCTGCAATTTCGCCATCAATACCACGAATTGTATCATCATAACCTTGTGGTCCTTGTGGATACTTTCTGTATGGTTCCATGAACCCTTCAGTAGGCATATTAGCGAACTTAGTCGTATCGTTTGTCACATACTGACCAGCAGCGGGACCTTGTGCACGAACGCCTTTGTTATATTCAATATCATTAGGTCTTTTAACCGTACGATATTCATTATATTCAGATCCATCAGGACGCTGAACAGTTTTGTATTCATTATAATCATCACCTACATCGCGTCTTGCCATGCGGTAATCATTATTCCCATAAGATTTTTCTAATGTACTAAATCTTTTGCCGATAGATTTCTGTTTACGTGCCATGGTACTCTCCCTAGCATATAGTTTTAATATATTCACTGTTGTGCAGGTTGCTGCACTTGGTTTAATGCAGAACGTACTTGATCACGTTCCATAGATTCAATTTTTTGTTGCTCAACGATATCTTTAACCACTTGTACTGCTTGCTGTACCTTGGTCATATCCATACCTTCAAGCTCTTTAAGCGTCTTCATTATACTTACTACCGCTAGCACATTATCTTTCTCAGCAGTAGCTTTACGTTCTTGAGCTTGTGCTTGATTGTCTTGTATACGACTCATACGCTCCATACCAAGTCCTTGATCAGCTGCAGCGCGAGCTTGTGCCATCTGCATAGTTGCTTGTTGTTCTTGCATAGCCATCTGAGCCTGTGCTTGTTGTTGCTGTTGTGCCATCTGTGCTTGTTGTGCCATCTGCTGCATAATACGATCTTTATTCTGGATAGTAGCAGCATCAATAAGAGCAGATTCTGGTATGTTAATACCCGCTTGCTTGAGATGTAATAGTTGCGCAAACTCCATCTGCTTTTGGGTAGTTGTATTGAACCCTTCTTCAACCGCAGCATGATACTTACCAAACTTACGGTTGTAGAACGCTTCAGTTGGCTCTTCGCCTAGAATATTTTTAACTTTACCTACGGTGAAATTCTTTTGAATAAGCTCAGTAACTATAGACCCTACAAGGGTACAAGCTCTGTCTAGACGATCGAATATAGGCTCAAGAGTAGTAAGACCCGCACCTTGTCTTAACATCGATAGTATGCCTGCTTTGTCGTCTTGGGCGCTTCCGAGAAGTTCTTCATTTACCCCAGAGATTTTCATCGCTTCTTGATCCAATATATCTGCAAGTTGAAGCATAGATGGCGGCACTTGTGGTGGCTGGATCTGTTCAGCATCAGTCATCTGCGCATCTTTCTTGAGTGCAAGACCTTTACCTTGACCTGTTAAGAATTGATCAAGAGGATTAACTAGAGCATTTTCTTTATACTTCCAACCAGAGTTGATCTGTGATTCTAATATGTCGAGCATAATAACCATACGGCGTGTATAGAGATATGCAGCATCACGTAAGTTACGCGTCATACCCATAACACGAAGAGGTAGATAAGGCATCTCTGGATGATAGTAGGTAAGCATAGGTACGAATGGATATCTATCAAGACCAGAAGGCTGTAGCCCATCATACATAACTTTGCCTTGAACACGTATAGCAAGTTTAACAGTAGGTATATCTTGGTCTAATACGGTGATCTGTGGGTATAATTGTAAGAAATATCGAAGTTGATCTTCATCACCGGACCATTCAGTAGTCTCGCCTGATTGTACATCTACCAGGAGCTTGCGTCTGCGAACTGCTCGATAATAGAATTCATCATAAGTTAATAAATTTTTCTGAGCATACATATACGATTCCGCTTGGAACTGCCATTTACCGTCCCGATTACCTTCACCATATAAGTTAACGAGGTTTTCTTTCATATCAGGTAATAATGACATTGCTTCCATAGGAGATACATAGGTGCGTGTTTGTATACCATCACAATCAGATAGATCAGGCTTCTTAAAGTAGGGATCAATAAGTACTTCGTTATAGAATCTACGCGCTACTTTAATATCACCAGATATTGGATCATTGCGATAGTCTATATAGAACTGCAAGAAGCTTAGTCCTGATATAAGTGAACTCTCAAAGCAATCAGATATGGTTTCAAGAGCATTCTCTTTTTGATTAAACCAGTAGAGTATCTTGGTGAACTGATCTGCAGTCTTTTGATCTTTAGATTCAATAGGTGTAATAATAATAGATTTTCTATTACGTCGTTGATAGCCAGATACCATGCTTATTATGCGTCGTATATGATTGAAGTTAAACGATTTGCGCTGAGTTAATGGTAAGTTACCATACACATCATTCCAAAGCTGCTGGTCTCCACAATAGTAGCGTGTATCAAGATCCATCTCGGACCAATTGGTCATATTGGGCATAAGATTGTCGGTATAGAAACAGTCCATGCGAGAAGCTATAGATCTATTATTCTCATCAAGATAGACGGGACCTAATTGGGGAAATATCATGTACTCTGCCTTTTTTTCTTGTCCGCCGTAGCTCACAAGAGCGCAGGTGGAAACCATTACCTGATAATAAAAATAGCTTAACTGATAAACAATAGTAAATGCAAGAAATAATGTCCCCGGGGCTATCGATGAATCCCGGGGAACACAATATAGTGATATTTCTCTTGAGAATATAGGAGAATACTTAAGAGAAATAGTTTATGAATCAACATTAATATATTTAAATTAACTATAATATCAATAGAATTTTGTTGTCGACTGGTTGAATGGAAACGGTAAGTTACTTTGATTGCCATATCGTGCTTCATGGAATGCTTTGTCTATATCTTGCGAAGACATACTCTCTTTTATCTTAGATAAGCTTATACATAAATAACGTAATGCGTCCATTGGATGTGAGTGTATATCATGTATAGGAGTTGACTTGTAGGTGTTAGTAGATTCATCTTTAGCTTTACGATAACTTTCGAGAGCAGATATAAGTCGTTTACATCTCACTTGATCGATCCATATCCTTGGTAACGTAGAGCGCACTGCTTCAATACCATCAATAAAGGGAATATTGTCAGCGATGGTGAAATCAATACCTAGATTACGTGCCTTATCAAGTCGGGTCATCCCCGTGCCAAACTCTCTTACCTTTATATCATGAGGAGCAATATGATGTCCATATACATAGGGTTTGGTCTTGAGATAGTGTACATAATGCTCGAGTCCCATGTCGGTATTCTCGTAATAATCTATGATATGTATCTTGTGGTCGATGAGTTGCAAGAATATAACGCTTGTTTGATCTCGAATTCCTAAGTCCCATGAAGTATGAGTCTTATATTCACCAAGATGTGGTACTCCTGTTAATTGGTTATTAATACGCATCTGTTCTAGATAGTGATTATACCAGCCACCTTCTATACCTTCAGAGAAAGAAGTCCAGTATTCTTGGTTAGCAAATGAACGTGATATATCGCCACGTGTTATCTCTGCTTCTATAACCTCTATAGGTATATGCTTGGTATCTTCTATGGTGAGCTTTGAGGTAAACCATACATCTGGATTATGCTGCGCTATAACATACATGTCATGAAACCAGTTGCGTGCTCGTGGTGTAGATGCTAAGAGGCACCAACCATTATTGGCTTGTAATATAGGCGATAAGAACTTATAGCAGTTATTAGATTCCATAAGGGCAGCTTCGGAATATACAATACCACAAGGATTGGTTCCCATGAGGCTATTCCAGTTCATAGCACCAATGCATTGTATAATAGACCCATTAATAAGAGAGATCTTCATCTCAGCTATATTAGTAGCAGCTATAAGGGGATCAGGAATAAACTCTATCATACGTTTACCGTCATTAGTCATGGTATCAAAGAGAGCCTTACGTGCTTGTGAGTATGAAGGGAATATATAATAGTATATGCCTATCTTCTTTATTGCTTGCCGTAAGAGAATGTTAAAGCATACGAGATCTTTACCTGCACGGCGGGGCCATATAACTATGCCGCGCTTATAACCTTCTTCAATAGCTTTGAATATTGGTACTTGATAGGGCCGTGGCTTGAACTGATCTAGTGTTACTACCTGTTCAGTCATCAATATCACCTAAGAGTTGTTTACGTACATCAAGCTGAGTAAGTGCTTCGTCACGTATAATAATCACTGACTTAGATTGCTGTATCTCTTGTTGCTTGGGTAATAGCGAAGCATCGAACTTCTTTTGTTCATTAGATTCTTTTTTAAGAAAACCATCATAATAATGCTGGGTCTTTAAGTAGAACGCAGTATCAATCTTATGATCTACCAGGAACTTATCGCGTCGTGCACCTATAAGCGCTTTGGAAATGCCCACCGTATGAATAAGTAATGGCGACTTGGGCATCCATACATCATAAAACTGATCGGGATGTATTCTAAACTTGGCAAAGAACGATAAGAAAGATATTGCTTGTGAACGGGTAAAGTAATCTACCATATAATAGGCTAAGTCATGAAAGTCTTCATCATTCTCTTTGGGGCCTAGATACATATACTTATTCTCTACAAAGGGAACAATATCGTAATCTTCAGGTAGTAAGTCTCTCATTAAGCTCCTTCTTTCTTTTGGCATATATATATTCTAAACCATTATGCTGATCACAACCTCTATGACCTGAAAGCGTAGTATAGCATATACATATTACCTGTGGTTCAATATTGGTAGCATATTTGATCTTCAATGCGAGACTTATATTATTTTTGACCATCAAATATCTCTGGGGATAATAGTTATCTCAACATGTGGTGCATCGGATGTGGCAACTTTCATTATCAATCTGTTAATTTTTACATCCTTCGTAAATAATATATCCTCACAGACAAATTCTACGAAATGTAAATACGGATAAAATGTCTTATTGGCATATTTAATACAGTTTTTTATGGTACAAGGCTTCCTATTGTGTGTGTGGGGTTCCTCATTAAATATTAAATTTACGATAAGAAATTCTATTTGAGTAAATAGGGGCATATCTTCCATCATATTACCTAGGATAATACGCCATTTATTTGCTTCACTTTTATAAGAAGATAATCCCGTATCTACTCTGCCATATCCCGGCTTATAGGGTATAGGCTCATAAGGGATAACAAACATATGCTTCATACTCGATGCATGCTCCAAGTCGTAGAGATCCAAAAGGTCAACTAGCTGGTTATGCATATACTATCCTTTATTTAGCATCTTTGATTAGTCCATGTACTATATCTAATTTATCAGCCCATTCAGATCCGTAAATGTTTCTTAATTCATTACGGGCATGTTCTGGAATAACTTTCCAATAAGAAGCTGCATTTGATTTTTTCTCATCAAAAGAAAGCTCATGATTGTTATTGATAATAGCATTTCCCGTTTTAGGAATTGCACGATTGACTATATTTTTAAAATGAGAGCCCTTTAAGGCAGATGAAGTATTTTCGTTCACTTGTTTTTTATATGTTAATATATCGTTAAAGTCTAGTTCTTCTAAAACAATAGCATCACTAATTAAACTATTATCATCTAAAACCATTACAGCATCATCAGGTTGTTTATAATGCCTCTGTAAGAAATCAACCCAGTTATAATCAGGTGTTATCTCTAATTGAGTGCAAATACGATCACAGACAGCAAGTATATCATCAAATTTGCTTAATCTAAGCATATCAACTTTCTCAATAACTACATCAGGATATGCAGATAAGATAATTTGACCCCATTTAGATAACCGTTGTGATTTAAATAATTGTATTGCTCTTGAAATAGGTTTATTGCCTGCTTGAATGATAGATAAAATACGTGCTTGATGTGTCTGTGCTATAAATTCTATCGTTTGCTCCATACTCGTCTCTCTTTTTTGTTTACGAGATGAAAATCTTAACCATAATTGAAATGCAGAATCTAGTTCCTTCTTACAATAACTCATAAGACTAATAAATAAATATTTATCCTTAACTATAGTAGACCATTTTTGAGATGATGACGTATTATAAGGTGTTTTTACATAAGAGAGTCCTTTGCTAGAATTGATAAGAGATCCTGCAAGAAGAGTAACTAAACTTAATCCTCTAAAGGCACTAAATATATGTGAAAAGTTGGATCGTATATCAGCATTGTAAAAGAATGCATTCGCATAATAAATATTAGTAAGATAATTTCTGTGTAATTGTGATAACCACCCATAAGAAACAAATTTAGCTATTATACGCTTCACCGTAGAAATATGAACTCCAGAATCATATGCTATGGTTTCATGCGAAGGAAAAGCTCTCACATATTTATTAATATAATTAAAGAGTACATTCAATACTTTAAGATCAAGTTTGTTTAACTTAACTTCTAGATTAATCTTGGTAGAAAGAGCTAAATTTCTTATATATTCAAAGTGAATATAAAGATACTTTAACAAATATCTTGCGCCAATTAAATTATTAGTATATATTGTATTCATTGAAATAACCTGTTTCGAGGCTGAGTCAGTAGTAAATTGTTTCTTCTTTCAGTTGAAATTAATACTTTCGGGTTTCGGATAGTCTTATTTCTTCCAAGGGTTAAAACGGTGTTCGCATCGAAGCTTGAAATAAGTTGACTCATGAATTCCTTTTCGGTTTTTGTGATTTGATTCTTGCTTACTCGTGGTTGCATATTTGGGGGCCTCTTTCGTATGGTTAGTTGATTGGTTTTGAATGATTATACAGAAAGAGCCTCAAAAGGCAATAGAATATTAGAACTTAAATGCCCGGGCACAACCTGGGTTTTTTATTTGGGTTAATAAATGAACATAATCTTAAAAGCACTATACAAGATAATAAAGTTCTTACTTGATATGCAAAATCTCAAACGTTATATGTAGATTATTACTGTGTTATACTTTCTTATTTTTTCCGGTTATCAGATATTCTCTCATAACCGGATATTATTTATATACTGCAATAATAACATGAGCTAAAACAACTTTTTTATTTCGTTTTCTATATCTTTTTCATTTTCTGGTGTTGTAAATAAATGTCGTATACCTACAAACCATAAGAGCATAAGTATTGCATTGCCTAATAATGTATGTTCAAGCATAGTCATTTGTTATACCACCAATGATATAATGCTAATCCTATATCATCACCATCTAATAGAACCCATTTTATGCCATACATAATAGTAAAAGCAATAAGTCCTATTAATACAATCTGATACCAATACCAAAAGAACATCCATCAAACCTCAGACAGGGCCTGTAGCTACTGCAGTTGCAACGCCTAATCCAATACCTACTGCTTTTGATGCTCCTAAAATAGCTGGGCCATAAGATGCAGCTAGTCCTGCATATACCGCAGGTGCTGCAGGACCACTCAATGCTGCTATACCCATAAGTATGCCATGGCCAATAATATTAGTGCCTATAACACCAATATGCGCTCCTAATGATGCACCAATAAGACCACCACCTTTGATGCGTGTCTTGAGTACCAAGCGATAACCTTCTTCACCACATCGTGATACAGAAACATAATGGCCCGCTGCGAGAAGCTTTGACAATATGCTAGTGTCTATGCCACGAAGATCTTTATCTACCGCCCAGGGCTCTATAGTCTTCACCGAAGCTGCACGCTTAATCATGAACTGGTTATTGTCATAGCCTAGAGAAGTATCTTCTCCCAAAGAGGAGGGAATATATACTTGATGCTTACTTAGAGTCATGCCATTGGCAATACTCGTAATCAATAATAAACTTAATAGTGATGTTTTATACATGTGTTACTCCTTTAGTCATATATTATTGCAGTTTCGCTATACTATAAATATTATTAAGGTTTGGCAAGAGGTTATTTATTTTATATCTTTCATCAATTCATTATATTTAGACTCATCCATGCTATCCAATAGCTTCTGGAGATCCTCTTCCTTGTAGTATCTACTTCTATTGATAGGTATTCTATAGGCCTTAAGCTTATTGCTATTATCCCAAGCACGTAACGTTGCGGTAGATACACCTAAGAACTCCGCAGCCTCTTTAATGGTCATGTAATCTTTTATTTTCATAGTATCCTGCATAGGTTATAATATCTTATAATAAGTTGTTGACATATGATATAGTATACTATACATTATAAGCAAGGTAAATAGTAATAACAAAAAGTTATAAAGGACATCGATAATGAACTGTAATGAATTAATGCTCTCAGCAACCCAAGGTGGCATCACTTGCTCACCTACTCTTATTGAATACACCAAGGCTCTTGTTAAAGCACAGAAATGTTTCACCTCAGCAGATAAGTCTAAAACAGGTCAAGTTGGCGCTGGCAGGTTTCAGTATTCTTCTCCTAAAGATCTCGCTGATGCTTCTTTAGAACATCTGCATGCTAATGGGTTCGCTATAAAGCAATCAGTGTTCTCGGCTAATGGCACTTATTATGTAAGCACCTGGCTGTTACATGAGTCTGGCGAGTGGACATTCGAGAAGATACACTTCACTCCTAAAGATCCCAATAATGAAAAAGATATCGGTAAAGCCATATCATACTTCAAACGATATATGTATAAGTCTTCGTTAGGACTTGTAGATGAAGAAGATGGTGAAGATGCTTCTCCAGTTCAAAAATATGAAAATAAATATGAACCCAAGAAAGCACCAAGCGATACACCTTTTGAGATAAGAAAGATATGGGCTATATATAATAATGAGCTTGCTAAAGATAGACAGGATATGTTCTTAGAGCTTAAAAAAAATTGTGGTACGCGTAA